CCTCGACCCCGTGCAACTCACGCTCAACTCGGACGGCTCGTTCGTTTCGACCGATGGGATGTGGAACGGGAACATTGGCCCGGCGGCGGGGGCCATCATCGCGAGCCTCAAAGCGCAGTTCGACGAGTTCATTCTCGCTTCGAGCAAGGTTACGGGGACGGCGTTCTGATTTTCAGTTAACAAGAGGAGACAAAGACCATGGAACAGCTATCAGAACACTTCACGGACGTCGAGCTTCGCGTGGTCGGCCAGCCGGTGCGCGTGGTGGGGAATGCCAAGTTCATCTGCCTTCAGATCCTCGAACCGATCCGCGAACAGTTCGGCCCGCTGATCATCGATTCCGGCTACCGCAACCCTGCGCACAATGAAGCAGTGGGCGGCGTGCATGGCTCGTTCCACGAGTACCTGGACGACGAGTGCGCCGCGGATTTCCGTCCGCTTGCCTCAGCGAGCGCGTCCCTCGAATTCATTTTCGACTGGATGCGTCTGGAATCGAAGCTGCCCTTCGATCACGTCATCCTGGAGCACGACCAGGCCGGCACTCCCGCCTGCATCCACGTGCAGGCCCACGTCGAGAATGCAAACCGCAGGGTCCGCGGCGCGTACCTCCGCTCAGTCGGCAAAGCGAGCGACACCGTGGAATGCGACTGTGAGCCAGCATGATATCCCTGTGGCTGTTCCTGAAAGCGCTCAGTCCGCGCACCTGGATTATCGCGGGGCTGATCGGAGTGGTGGGCTACACCGGAATCCGGCTCTACCATCTGGGCATCGAGCACGAGGCGTTGAAAGCTCAGCAAGCGACGCTCGAGGCCGACAAGTCGGAAGCGCAAAAGGAACGCGACGCATTCGAGGAGCAGATGAAGACGGCGCAAGCAACGGAGGCCAGCGCCATCGCAACCATCCAGGCGCAGAACGCCCGGCTCTCCGCCCTCGACTCCCGCCTGGCCAGCGACCGGCTCCGCGTCACCGCGTCACTCGCGCAAGTGGCCGCGATCCCGGACCCGCTGCTGTTCGGCGATATCACCCAGCGCCTGGCCAAGCGCCAGCCGACCGACGTGGCCCCCACGTTCTACCCGGCTGAGTTGCGCGAGATCGATGTGCGCCTGGCGCAGCTCCCCCCGGTCGAGGCCCAGATGAGCGATCTGTCCGCCAAGGTTGACACGCTGCAGCTGAAATCCGCGGCGCAAGACCTGAACATCGCAGCGCTGCGAACGGAACGAACCGCGCTGTTCTTGTACGCGTCACAACTGCACGATCATTACGCGCGGGCCTACGCTCTCGCTCAACCCCACGTGAGCCTGTTCGTTCGCATCGTGTCGTTTGGAATGAAGCGGCCGAAGAAGCTCACACTGCCCGCGCCCGAGGCGATCCCCGTCCCGGCGCAGTAAGGAAATTGGCCCGCAAACATGATGAAGGTTACCGTCCCACTCGCACACAAAATTCAGGAATCGATCCAGAACATTCTCGGGTTGATGGAGTTGGGGAAGATCGACGAAGCCAAGGCTGCACTTCTAAAGCTATCGAAACTGGTCACTGATCAAACCGTAAAGACCGCCGCTCCGGAAGATGAAAGCGACGGATGAATCTCCTGGAATCATCGTCGGGCAAGTGGGAAGAGGAGCGGCTCCTGCTCTGGCGCGAGATCGAGCAGCTGAAGGAAGCGCAAGCGCGGGAAAAGGCCCACGAGAAGGAACAGATCGACGCGGCGCACTCGAAGATCCGGGAGTTGGAGAGCATGAAATGGAAGTTCTGGGCGGCGCTGATCCCGGCTGTGGCCCTGGTGGTAGTGGAGTTGTTAAGGCTGGTATTCGCACGTCACTGAGGAGGAACACGCAATGGTCGGAACGATCATCATCATCGGACTGTTCGTCGTAGGAATCGCGTTCGCCCTGGGCCATCACTTTGGGCGCTCGGAGGAGCAGAAGGCCCTGGCCGCGACCCTGATGGAATTCAGCAGGGTGGACGCGGATGCAAAGGGCCTGGTCAACCGGTGCTACAGACATGTGAGCGGCGGCCTGAAGACCGAACTTAAGCGGCTGGGCTTGTAAGCTCCGCGCAGGTGCAGTGTCCGCCCGTAAGGTGACAGGGAGGTCGGGCGCAGTCCATCGTGGGGTATGTTCCAGAAACTCATGGCGGCTCTCGCTGGTCGGACGACGGCGTTCTGCGGCGCGTTCTTTGTGGCGGGGCACGTCATGCACTTCCTCCATCGGCTGGACCCCACCTACCTGGGGTTCATGGCGACGCTGATGGGTTTCGTACTCGGACACTCGGTGAAGGAAGACTACTTCAGCCCTGGCAAAACGCCCTCCCCCTAACAGCTGTGCAGGCAGTACCCTCTGCTCTTTCAAGGCACACGGCCCTGGAGAATCTCCCAGGGCTGTTTTTGCGTCCTGTTACGAAATCCGAAAACTTGTTACGAAATCCGGAAGTCCTTTCTGTCCTTCTGCTTGGCTGTTCTGTTTTCTACCGTGAAATCTCTCCTATTTCGGCGTAATCTGTTCTGAATTTGTAACGTTGGCAGCAGGCCCCTGCTCCTCTGGCGTGTTCTGGAGTAACCAACACACCGTATGTTTGTGTGATCATGTGTTCTGGTAATCGTGTAGTATGTGACTTCAGGCACTTTGCTAGGTGCAGGCCCGCCTGTACCCTTGGGACATGAAGAATACCAACGGACAACGGGCGGCAGTGAGGGCAAGCGAGAAAGCGCAGCGTATGGCGCGTCTCGCCGAGGCGCACGCGGTGGTCGCGACTGGTGTCTGCCCCACGTGCGGCACCAGGCTGTTCCTCAATCTGGCCCTCTCCGGCTGGTGGCAATGCGGGCACGTTGGAGCGGTCGGGTTCCAGAAGCTGGTGGGTCCGCACTGTGACTTCCAGATCTTCTACGACCCAACGCCGGAACAGCACGCGGCGATCCTCGCGCAGGGGGTGCGGTAATGGACACTCACTTCGTCGACCAGGCTCTCGCGAACTACCGGGCGCAGACGGGCGACCTCCGGTCCTGGGAGTCGCTCCCGCCCACCACCCAGAGCCGGATCATCCTGGCCGCTGAAAAGCTGAAGCGCGAACAGCGCACATCGGTAACTACCTCCCTGGGTTCCGTGGTGGGACCATCCAACTGGAGGCTGTTATGAATATCGCTACAGGCAAGAAAAAACAAAGTCGGGGCGGTTCCATCGTCTTGATGCTTCTGACCATCGCGATCATTTCGTTCGTCCTGTATAGAGCTGCTCAGTCGGTTACCGGAACCGCCGCGGCGGAGCCGGGCACGCAGGTGGTTCGGTCCCAGGCATGCGGCGTGGCGGATATCGCCGTCGACAAGCTCCGCGATCAGGGCATCCACGTCACGGGCCGCCTGCTCAACAACTGCGCGCTGGCAGTGGGTGCCCAGCTCAAAGTCACGACCTACGACAAGGCTGGGAACATTCTCTCTGTCGACGACATTTGGCCTGCGAGTATCAGCAACATCCCGGCGCACTCGGTATTCCCATTTGAGTGGCAGCTCACGAGCGCGCGCGGTGTCAGTACCTTTACCGTCGACGTCACTAGGGTTAAGACTTGGTAAGAACGAGGACGCCCGCGGATGAGGTGAACGCCCCCGGTTCGGTTCCTCGTGCGATGGCTCACACTTCGGAAGAGGAGATTATATCGAATGCCGAAAGCGAAAAAGAAACCGGCGCTGATCGATAAGACCTTCAAGGTTCCCGTGGACATCATCCGAAAGCTGGAGGAGCTTGCTCCGGAGTTCGGTTCGAACGGTCGCGCGATCCAAGTCGGGACCGAGCTTCTGGTCCGCATGCGGCGCAAGCCGAAGGTGGAGGAGAACGGCTCGCCGGTGGCGTCTCAAACCTACGCCATTACGCCGCGCACCCTGGAACTCATCGAGCGGCTGTTGCCCAGCTACGAAAAACGCGGTACTGTTCTGAGTGCTGTGGTACTGGTCCTGGTCCAGATTTTGAAGGAGCAATTTTGAGCGTGGCGCATGGTCACCGTTTCCAAGTTCGGCACGTTCTGGATTGTGTACTGCCCCGACTGCGCGCGGCAGTACGCCCCTGCCACCTGGCAGGAGGCCGAGTACCTGCGCTCCCGGCACGTGTGTGCGCCCGAACCGCCGCTGCGCGTCGAGATCGTGGTACGCCCCAGGGTGCACTCTAAATAGGCGCTACTGCCCTGTTCCGAAAGTCGTACACCCTCAGTGTTCTGTTTCTAATTGTTTTTTTGTGGTCTTATAGGTGCAGGCCCGCCTGTTCCCGGTGTATCCTACGTCCGACATATGAATGGAAAGAAAGTCATCCCGTCCGGCCTTAAGGACTCGGTGCAGTTCCACCTGGACTCCGTGCTGCGCATCAACAACCGACGCGCCGACCGCCTGGTGATGGAGGGGCTTGGGCTTTCTCTGCGCGAGGCCCTGATCATTCAGGCCGCGAGTTCTGAGCCGCCCCTGAGCCAGGGATACATGGCCGACCTCCTGGGCATCAACCGGAACGTCATGGTCCTGGAGATCGACCGCCTGGACGACCAGCAAGGGTCGGGGCACCTGAAGCGCGAGCGCCGTCCTGAGAGCCGCCGCGAGGCGACCATCGTGCTCACTCCCAAAGGTAGGCGCACCCTGGCCGCGATCAACAAGCTGCGCGCGCAGGTGTGGCACGATATCCTCCGTCCCTCCACCTCGAAACAGATTTCCGATCTGCTGGCCTGGGCCAGGGCCGTTATCGAAACGGCGGGCCCTCCCCCGTCCTCAAAACCTGACCGCAAGAAAAAAGCACGATAATCGGAACACCGCGCGTATCGTGTGTTTTGCGTACGATGTGTTCCGAATTTCCACACGCTTTCCACAGGATGCGGATTGACACCGCTCCGTTCGGGGGCGTACAAAGTCCGAACAAAACTCTGGTACCCGCCCTCGCGATTTTCCACGCTGGTTTAATCGCGCTGACCTGATACCGGGACGAAACGCGCGTTTCGCTTTTAAGATTTGGGGCGCACAGGTTCTCCCGTTCGAACAAACAACCAGCGGATGGCCCCGACCCGACTCCAAGGTCCCCGGCCCACGGCCCGAAGTTAGACCAGCGCAAAAACCAGCGAACGGCACCCGGTGCATGTCCAACCAGCGAATCTGGCACCGACCGGGTGCTTCTTTTGCGCGATGTCTGTGCTCGCTAAGTGTTCTGAAAAGAGTTACGCTGGTGACGACAAACCAGCGGGGTCACGCTCCCAGAAAGAACTGGTTGCGATGGCTCGAAGAAGGTATCAACGGCCCAGCGTGAAGCAGATGGGAACTGGACCGGGAGCAAGATGGGTGATCAGGTTCCGCGAGGATGTGGTCAACGGAACCGGGCGACGCGTCAGGGTTTGTCGGAAGCAGCAGGTTGGCAAGTGCTCCGACATGACCAGGGCGATGGCACAAAGGGCGGCGGATGAATTACTCAGCACGGGTGCAAACAACCCGACGTTCAAGCCGTCCACGACAATCACGTTCTCAGAATTCATCACCAACAAGTTGCCCGCGGCCTACGCAACACGGAAGGCGGGCGGCCTGGTGACGGCGAACTCAATTCTGAGACTTTACCTGGTGCCGTGGTTTGGGGAACTGCCCCTCGCGGCGATCAAGTCGGAGACGGTGCAGCGGATGGTTCATTCACTGATCGAACGCGGGCTTGGAGTCTCAGCAATTCGCGGCATCGTCGGCACGCTGTCTGGCGTGATGGCGTGCGCGATGCGCTGGGATTATCCGGTCGCATTCAATCGGGCCGGGATCGTCGTGCCGAAGCTGATCAAATCCACGAAGTTGAAGCTGTTCACTCTGGAGGAAACCCTGCGCATCATCGACGCGGCGGGGCCGTTCTACGGACTGATCTTTCGTACGCAGTGCGCTCTCGCTCTGCGCCCCGGTGAGGTCCTGGCTCTGAGGGTGAGTGACTTCGATTTCAGAAACGGAACGGTGCTTGTGGAGAGCAACTCCGGTGCGGCCTACGGCTCGGAAACGCTCACCACCACGAAGGGGAACAACCCGTCATTGAAACGGGTAGCCCCCGACGTTGCAGCCATACTCCAGGAGTATCTGCGGTCGACGTGGAGGCCCAACAAACTAGGGCTGCTGTTTCCCGGCGAGCGCCTCGGGAAGATCATTGCCTTGGTTTCTCTAAGGCAGAATGTTCTGTACCCGATTCTGGAACGGCTGAAGATCCCGCGGAATGGGCGCAGCCTGCATGCGTTCCGACACACGGCAGCAAGTGTGCTCGGGCAAGATGTAGCATCCGGTGGGATTGGAGCTTCCCCGAGTGTAGTGGGCAGCGCTCTCCGTCATCAGGACGGTGGTGCTCTGGCCATGAAGGTTTACACTCATGTTCTGGGAACCGATGAAGTGAACGCGATGGACAAGCTCGGTACTGCGGTCTGCGGTTCGCCCCGCAAGCCGGAGGACGGGCAGCTGGCGTTCGATTTTGCGGGTGATTCCCGCAAGCCAGTACAGTCCGAGTTGGAGGGACGCAAATGGCAGACGGCGGGATCATAAAAGCGAAACACGCAAAGCTCGTTCTGGAATTGTTTAACGGGGAAGAGATGACGGTTGAGTACTCCTCGGTCGACAGTTTTGAAATCACCAACGAGTTCGCCGAAGGTAGGCCCACGGGCAGCGTGACGTTCAGCATAACCGGAACGATCAAGCGCCCGGAGTTGCGTCCAGATGTGTCCGGCAGTTTTGCAAGTTGTTCAATCGCTTAGGGTTTAACTCGCTGGAATTTAATCAGGCGATTAAATTCTGGCCAAACAGGGCGGCGTGACTCCGTTTGGTTTCTGTCACTTAGAAACGCCCCACCTGTAAGTTATTCATTTAAGCGGCCCTGAGTTGCGTCCAGTTGTGTCCTCCCAGGACACGACGGGATGCCTTCCACCTGCGTCCTCCAGGGCGCGCGCGGAGCCGTTCTGAAAAGCAAATCGAAAGCGAAACCCTGTACCTGTGCAGATATCCGTCGCTTCCCGCCGGTCCCAGGCGACGTGTCGCTTGGAGCAGCTGGAGGCGTCGCTCCCGCCGGTCCAGGCGACGCGTCGCTTGCCCCTGGGGCGCGATCCGTACTCGTCTCCGACGTCGACGAGCGACTCTGCATTTGGTGTCGATCTGTCCTTCCTACCAGGTCGCGACGGGATACAAAGTTTTGCGGCAAGCGCTGTCGACAGTCCTCGTGGCGGTTTCGTGTGTGTCGCGCTGGTACCGAGGCGACAGACCGCCCGATGGTTTTCGCATACGCCGATCCTCCCTACCCCGGCAAGGCGTCGCTTTATCCGGAAAAAACGGAAGTCGATCATGCGTCGCTCCTGCAGCGGCTGACGGAAAACTATCCGGATGGGTGGGCGCTCTCCACGTCGTCCGAGGCCTTGCGCGACGTTCTGTCGCTCTGTCCAGGAGGAGTACGGATTTGTGCCTGGTTCAAGGGGCCGCGCCACACCAAAAGCCGCCGCGCTCTGGTTTCTTGGGAGCCGCTAATCGTCTCAGGTGGCCGTCCGTTACGGGTAGATGTCGTGCAGGACCTAAGCGACGGATTGGTCGCGGTCGGCCGATTCCGACGCTTCCCCGGCGCGATGATAGGGATGAAGCCGCCAGCCTTTGCGGAGTGGATGTTCCGGCAGCTCGGTGCGTCGCGTGCCGATCGCTTAGACGACTTATTCCCCGGCTCTGGGGCGATCCGTCGCGCGTGGATCCGCTATACGGGTAGAGAGTCAGCCGTCGCGATCGTGCGAAGCGACGCCCTGGAGAAATCGGGGCTGCCCGCATGAAGAGCAAAGCCAAACCCTACTGGCGGACCTGGCCGCGCTCTCCACGCACCCCGACTCCGCGGCTGCTCGCCTGGATCAATCACCTGGGCACCGCGACGGTGGCGCGCTCGATTGTCTGTTCTGAATTCACGGTGCGCAACTGGAAACGCGGGCGAGCCCTGTCGCTCAAGTATGCGCAGGAACTGATCTGCAATTCCAAACGCCAGCCGCTCCCGGACGGAACGATGCTCACTTACGAGGACATTTTTGGCCCCGTGGGTGAGGAGCGTTCTGAATTGAGGAAGCCGAAATGAACGCCCAGAAGGAGCAACGAGAAATGGCAGAAGCAAAGGCGACACGCGTCCCGACGATAGGGCGCATCGTGATTTATCAAAACTCGCACGGCGACAAACTCCCGGCCGTCGTGGTGAAGGTTCACAGCCCGACCACGATAAACATGCAGGTTTTCCTGGACAACACAGGCACGCAGTACGTGACCAGCGTGCAGCAGGGTCCGACCGCGGGATGCTGGGACTGGCCGGAGATCGTGTGATCTCTGCGATGGAGTTCCGAGAGGCGCAGCGGCTCCTGCGCACGCGCGGGAATCCGGACGACCCATGCGGGCGTTGCGGGTGCAAGCGGATTTCTCATCTGCCCACCCGCACGCACTCTTACGCGAAGTCCGGAGGCAGCAGCGGCAAGTCGCACGAGATCCCGACGCTTGCGCCGACGTGCTGCGATTGCGAGTTCTGTTTTTGTTTCTGTGTTGCGTTCGTTGAGCCGTTCCCAGGGCAACCGTTCCGGCAGTGTCTGTTCGATCCGAAACACCAGGAGGAGATCCATCATGGCAACGAAAAAGAATTCCAGCTTACCGCCTGAGAGCGTAGTGGCCGAGGTCGCTGAAAAGGCCCCGGCTGTAACCAAACATCGCCCGACCCACGTGTTGCGACAACTCCGCGTCGACCTCACGCTCAACGAGAAAGCAGTCCTCAGCGACCAGCTGGCCCAGGCCGTGGGCAGGCTCAACGAAACCGAGGCGGACAAGGCCGAGGAAATCTCGCAGTACAACGCCGACATCAAGGCGCACCGCGCGTCCATCGACAAGCTCGCGCAGCAGATCAATCTGGGCTACGAGATGCGCGAGGTGAAGTGCCCGGTCAAATACAACTCGCCCAAGGTGGGGCAGAAATCCGTTCTGCATCCTGAAACCGGAACGCTGCTGGCGACCGAGGCGATGGCCGAAGAAGAGCGCCAGGAGAATCTGTTCGACGACGAGAACCCGGACAAGGGCAAAAAGGCTAAGGCCGCCCTCGCTGAGTTCAAGGGCAAAGGGAAAGACAAAACGCAGCCGGCCGCCGAGGGCACCACCACCACCGACGCTGAGAAAGCTCCGGTGAACTGATGGCTACTCGTGGAGATGTACTGAAAGTCGAGCCGCCCCGCGATTGGCCGGACCCCCCACCGCCGCGGCATCAGGTGTCGGACGCCCCTCCGGCACCGGGGGCCTGCTCAGAGTGCGGTCCCGAGATCCCGGCAGCGATCTGGGAAACAGAGCGAGCGAGCCTCCGCACCTTCAAGGCGCGTCTAGCCACAAAGCTCACGAAGATCCTGGACGACATTGAGGACGCTCCGAAAACGGGTCGCAACAAAGACCAGGGTTACGACTACCAGAGCGCCAAGGACATCGTCTCCGTGACCAGGCGGGTGATGGCGAAGCACGGCGTGTTCCTGAAGTGGGTTCCCGATCCCCAGATCAAGTGGCGCGAGTACATGAGCAAAAGCAACAACCTGCAGCGCGAGGCGACGATCTGGTACGCCGCGGTGTTCATGGACGCGGAGACCGGCTACGAAGAAGTGATCCCCTGGCCCGGTGTGGGCGTCGACGCCCAGGACAAGAGCCTGGCGAAGGCCGCGACCGCGGCGATGAAGAGTTTCCTGGCCACGCAGTTCCAGATTGGCGACGGCAGCTCTGACAACGACCGCGGCGAGTCCGAGGACGGCTCTCGCTCCCGCGGTGCTTCGCGCGCCGACCGGCAGCAGCCGCAGCGCGTCGAGAACGTCTGGCCCAAGAAAATCAGCGGCATGCTGCAGAAGACCGAGGCGCACCAGGACGGCAGCTACGTGTTCGTGAAGGGCGCTCGCTTCTGGGCCCGCAATACCGACATCGAGTTGAAGCTCGCCGGGGCCACGGGAAAGCTGATCGAGTTCGAGGCCGACATGGGGAAGGGCCCTGATGGATTGCTGTGCCCGACGATTTTGAAATTACTCGCTGTTCCGCCCAGCACAGCCCCGAAACCGCCACAAGAGGGCCCCCAGGCTCCCGCAGGAGCTCGAATCGCCACCGGGGAGGTAGTCCAGGGTGCCCCAGATCCAAAATCGGGCACGCAGGCGGCGCGGACGATCCTCTCGCCACACGGTACGCCCGGTGTAGCGTCCGGTTCTGCTCCCTCAAATGAGGGGGCAAAACGGGAAGTGCCCCACCAGCCGACCCGCGAGGAGCTATTCCCTCGAGGAGGACGCTGATGCAGTTCTATCGCGCACGCATGGTGGTCGAGAAGCGTACCACTCCTGGCCTCAGCACCCATCCCCTGCACGTCATTCGAATGTGGACGCTCGGGGGCCTGGTCGCTGCGTTTCTGCTGGGCCTGGTCATCGGCGTGGCCCTGGGCTATGGAGCGCGCGCTCTCCGCGTGCCTGGGTTTGTTCTAAGAGTTTCCCTGGTGCGCCGCGCGCCACGCCGCACGCCCGTTGCCATGCGTGCGGCAGTCGAGAGGTCCCAGGGAAGAGTCGGCGGGGCGGGCGTGGTGGCTCGCCCTGCTGCATAGGATTCCGGGGCAAGTTGACCGGAGTGGAAGGAGGTTTGTGGGCGGAGAATCGCCAGAGCCATTTGCCGGTCGGGGCTGAAGAGGGGAAGACCAACCGCAGCCCCGGCCCGGCCAATGATCTGTCCCCTTATCGGGTAGTCGTCCCTGACGGGTGAATGCACTCACACCCAAACAGCACGGCCCCGGCTCACGGCGAGGGTTTCCTTCCACAACCTCCTGACTTTTTTATGAACACAGACGCACAGCTCGGACTGTTCAGCGCGGAGCCGCGGGCCCATGCGCGGCGCACCGATCCTGAAACGAGCAAGGCCGCGGCTGACCGTGTGAGCGGCATCCGGGAGTCACAGCAGTACATCCTGGGACTGTTCCGGAAGTTCGGCCCGATGACCGACGAGCGCCTGGTGCTCCGCGTGGCCGACCAAGGTCCGCACGTGCGGTTCTCTCCATCCGGAATCAGAACACGTCGCAGCGAACTGGTGACGCTCGGCCTGGTGAAGTTCACCGGCCGCCGCGAGACGATTTCGACGGGCCGCGAGGCCAGAGTCTGGGAGGCATGCTGATGGCTCGGTTCTCACCACACGCCCGCGGCGACTTGAGCCGCCTGAAGCGCCACAAGACCGGCGAGATGAATGGGCTCGAGCTTGACTACTACAACGCGCTCGAGCTTCGCCGCCTGGCCGGAGAATTCACGCACGTCTTTTTCGAGCAGATCACTCTGAAGCTCGCTCCCGATCTCAGGTACACCCCGGACTTCGCGGTTTACGACGCCGCGGGGCTGCTCTCTTTCCACGAGACGAAAGGGTTCTTTACCGATGACGCGAAAGTCAAAATCAAAATGGCTGCGCAGATTTTCCAGATGCATACGTTTTATCTGGCCCGCAAGGTTCGCGGTGCCTGGGATGTTGAGGAGGTGTGACTTGCCAGAACTGACCGAACGAGCAGAAAGCCTGTTGCGATTTTTAGAACACCATGCTGACTCCGATGGCCTGGTGCTACCGGAGAGCGGCGTCTCTTACATGACCCTCCCGCAGCGCTGGGTTGATTACGAATCCGCCAACAATCCCGTACCCCTGGGCGGTGCGGTCGAGGCCAACGTCGACGACTTCGAGGATGTGCTCAGCGAACTGGTTCTGAAGCGCCGCCTGCAGGCTGACCTCCGCCAGCTCCGGGTGGTGAAGTGATGGCAGAGAATCCCTGGTTCAAATTCTGGGCGCGGGATTTCCTCACCGACCCCGACGTCGACAACACGCCCGACTCCGCGATGCTCCTCGCGATCAAGATGTGGTGCGTCTGCTGCATCGAGGGCTCCTGCCCGGCGGAGCCGGAGGAGATCTCGCGCAAGACGCGGGTGCCCCTGCACCGCGTTTTGAACTGCGTTCCGTACTACCAACCGTACTTCGAAGAGCGCGACGGGCGGCTCTATTCGCGGCGGATGGAAAAGGAAAAAGCGAAGAGCGCGCTGGCAAGAGCGAACGTGCAAAAGCGCTACGGGCAAAAGACTTCTACGGAAAGCCCTACGGATGGTAGTTCAAACGGTAGTTCGATTCGAACTACTCAGAAAGCCAGAAAGCCAGAGAGCCAGAAGGCAGATGGTTCGGTGCATGTGGTTGGTTCTGTAGAGGGATCAGCAGTAGTAGGGCCTGTGGAAACTGTGGAAATTGTGGAAAAGGTTCCTGCAGGAACCCCTAGCCTCGAGCAGCTAAAAAAAAAGTCAGAGTCCGCGTTCCACCTTCCACCTAGATCCGAATTGGAACGACGAGCACAAGAGCAAAAGCAAAGACTCCGCGAGTGGCAAAACCGAAGAAAGGGCAACAGCAACCCCAACCTCAACACCAACACCGAGTTCAAGCTGGCATGAACCGAAACGAGTATGACTTTGCGATTGGACAAGCTAAGCGCGTGCGCTCCGCGCGGCTGGACGATCCGGCCTCGCGCGTGGCGTTCGAGCGCGACTTCTGCAAGCCGGTGGACGATGCTCGCGACCACGCCACGCCGGGCCAGTCGGACGAGGTGCTCAGCTGGGCGGAGTATCAGCGTCGACTCCGGAAGGTCGCATGAGACGGCGGCGCAGCGTGAACTGGCAGGAGATCGCGAGGAAAGAGTTGCGAAAACTGGCGTGCTGCAAAGATCTGCGGAACCACGTGGCCATCGGGCAGACAAAACCGCCGCGGCATTTTCGGTGTCGCGTCTGTGGAAGGTTCATCTGGTGATGCGCTACGGCATGTTCGGTCCTGGCCTCACACGTCCCGGCGATCCGCCCGGCTCGCTCACTCTGGCCGACTACGTGTTCTGGGCAGTGTTCTGCGGTGATCTCGACCGCGCGGAGAAGTTGATAGCAGACTCGGAGGCAGAGCATGAACGTCCTGAAGCGGCGACTCAAGAGGCGGTACCTGATCAATCGCAGGCGAGCGGTGATGCGTCGCATCAAGTGCCTGGATGCCGCGCTGCTGCAGAGTTCCCGTATCGATACGCATGGAGCCGGATGGGTCGCAAAGGCCAGCGCTGTGCGGTCCTGGTGCGCGGCAAGATGAACAGCTGCGCTGTGGAATTCGAGGACGGGTTCCAGGCGGTCACCAGCAGGAATGCACTGCGGAAAGCGAAGCCATGAAGTTTCCAGCCACAGAGGCGGAACTGGTGAGCGGCGGCTATGTGTTCCGTTTTGCCACGCGCTGCACTGGGCACACGTGCTCCGCGATGCTCCGCTGGTACCAAACGCCCAACGGCAAGCGAATGCCGTTCTCCCTGGCTCCAGGCAGCACCACCTTGCTCGAGGCGCACTGGGCCAGCTGCCCAGACGCCAAGGATTTCAGAAAGGCGCGATGATGCCGGAACCGATACTCACGCTCGAGGAACTCAAGCGGCGCGCCATCGTCGACGCCTTGGAGCGTTGCAACGGCAACGTCGCTGAGGCTGCGAAGTTGCTGGGCATTTCCAGGTCGGGGCTCTATCAGTACCTGGCCGACATAAAGTACGACCGACCGATGGAGCAGTCGGCGGCGTTGAAGAAGGGGAAACCATGATCAAGTTCGATATCGACATCCGTGGCCTCGAGGCCAAGACGTTACGAGAATCGAAACGCCTGGCATATTCAACCGCGACAGCCATCAACCGCACCATGCTGGAGATCCAGCGCGAGGAGCGTGCGGAACTGGACCGGCGCTTCACCATCCGGAAAAACGACTTCATGTATCGGCTGATCAAGATCTACACGTTCGCGAAGGTGTTTAAGGGCATCGGGCCGCAGCAGGTGTACGGCGAGATCGGCATCGATCACAAGGACCGCACTCTGCTCGATCAGTTTGTTGAGGGCGGATTCAAAGAGCCGGTGAAGGGCCAGAGCGTGGGCGTGCCGGTCACCGGCTCCGCCGCGCGCCCCTCGTTCTCAGATCCCGTGGTCGCTGCGCTGCAGCTGTCGAAGATCCACATGCGCCCGCGCGTTCTGAAGGACGGCACCACTCAGCTGGTGTCCGAGCAGGACGGAGGAATCTTCTCCCTGCCCAACGTCCCGCACGGAACGACGCCGCGCGGCCTGTTCCAGAAAACCGGCGATGTGATTCGCGCGATGTACCTGTTCGTTCAGCATCCTGCTCTCAATCGGCGTTACGACTTTCTGGGCATCGCCGAGCGCGTCTACGACCAGGAGTTCGAGAAGCAGTTCGACCGGGCCTACAAATAGCGTTGACCCTTGAAATCGGAACAGGTTAGTGGTAAACAGAACGCATCATGTGTTCAGCGTACAATACGCAATTGCGGGATGATGCTCAGCTGCTCCACATCTTCAGGGAAGTTTCCATCGGCCGCGGCCTGCACGGAGGTTTTCTCCTGTCCTTTGCAGAGGCCGTCACGCGCGCGGACCCAGAGAATTTCGTCCTCCTCCGCCCTGTGATGGTGGTGCTCGTCGAGAAGTACTCGCTCGACAAATACCTCGACACATACGAGGCTTTCGCATGAAACGCGACGAGCCCGATCTTGGAAAATGCTGCGCCTGCCAAGGTACGGAGAACGTGCGGAACATCGTGATGCATCCCAAGCTCGCGCCCGTTCCGGGTACCGGCTGGGGCTGCCTCGAGTGTCATCTGCCCACAGATGGAGCGATCTCCGTCATTTGCGACCGCTGCTTTGGGCAGAATGTGACGATCACTGAAGTTTGCATGGGGTTTCCGTTGGACAAAATGCGTGTGCCCCTGCATGCGCTTCGCGAGGAAGTGTTCGATCACGATATGAGTTTTCACCAGGCGGAGGTGGAGGAATCATGAAATGCACGAACTGCAATCTCGACGTCCACCCGCATGCGAAGGTGCTGGTGGTCTACAAGCACCCGGACGGTGTTCTGTTTTCGTGGAAGTGCGAACACTTCCCGTTCGATGAGTCCGACCCGAACATTATTGCTGTCCTGGCCTCCGCGGATTGTTCGCTCGACTGGTTTATCAACTGGAGGATGCACGTGCTGGAATGCCAGGACGAACGTCACAAGGCGGCGCGCGAGGCGATGCAATGACACGAGACGAGACGCGAACGTCGCTGTGTATCCATTTGGTTCACACGGTCGAGGATTTCATCCGTGCGCGGGACGCGGAACTCGCGGCGGCGCATCCCGGTTACGAAATGGGCGTTGGTTGGGCGGACCCGGAGACGCTTTGGTCCGACTTCGTGGAATTCCAGCGGAAGGAGTTGGAGAGGGTAAAGCGATGAAGATCTACGCGGGTTCACGCGAGAAGAATCGCACCGTCGTCCTGGTCGACGGTAAACATCTCCGCCTCCGCCTCGATCTCTGGAAGCACTCGCCAGACGGTTTTGAGTGGGGCTATGGCGGCTCAGGCCCTGCACAACTAGCTCTCGCGATCCTGGCCGATTGCCTGGGCGACGATGAACGAGCCGTGCATCTCCACCAGCCTTTTAAGTGGGCTGTGGTCACTGCTTTCCAGTACGAGGGCTGGGCGCTGACCGCGGCTCAAGTCATGGATGCAGTTCTGAAAATAGAAAAGGAGCGTAAATAGAGAAAACAAAATGCGCAGATTCTCCAAGATGAAGTTCGCCGATTTCGTTCGGAAGACCAGAGAGGCTCGCGGCCTCTCGTTCCGGCAACTCGCAAAAAAAGCTGGGTTGACTCTCGCGCGCTGTGTCGCAATCGAGCACGGCGAAGCGAGATTGAACCTTCCACAGTTGGCGTCGCTCGCAGATGCGTTCGGGTTCAAATCCGGAGGCGAGATGCTGACTCAATACGAAAATCACCATGCTGGCGCGAAAGCAAAGCCGAGAAAGCGTGCGGTCGCAACTGCATGAACCTGGAAGAAGCAAAAGCGGCGTTTCCTCCGATCTTCGCGATCTATCGAAACCCGCGCGACTTCCCCAACCGTATCGTGGTGCGTGCGTGGTATGGCAACGTTCCCAGCCCGGTCGAGCTAGTGCTGGACTCTGTGGACGATGCACGCGCCATCTTGCGTGGGCTGTTCTGCCTGGGCCGTTCTGAAAATGATGATCCTGCAATTCTAGAAAGCTGGGTTTAATTCATGATCTTGCTGCAGGCCGATAACGAGAAAGATAAAAGCTCTTTTCTGGTGCTGGTCATCGAGCCCGACAATCTGGAGCGCATGAAAACTGCTGATCCGATCACATTGCGTCCGCAGTCCGTCGGCGGGTTCATTCAGCCGATCAAGTACCCCGCGAACTTCGGCGTGCTGGTCGCATTCGAGTCTGACGTTGCTCGCCTGTACGAGTTGCGGAACGATGCGGGTGCGCTGGTGGAGTACCTGTCCCGTGGATACAAGTTCAACTCGCTGGACGGTGTGCGCGTCTCGGCTGGTGACAAGGTGGGCTCATCGTAGCGGTGTGTGTGGTGTGGTGTGCGAGCGCGGCTCAACTCGCGCGGGTTCTGTGGGTACGGGCCTTGTCAGTATTCGACGGGTCCTTCCAGGCCGTCGGCCTGCTCGCCGGTGACGGCGACCGCGACCCCTCGACAGGCAAGGGCAGATTTTTTCGCATGGAGGAAAGGAATTGAACGAGTACGTGTTTTTGGAACTAAGTATCGAGTGCCCGTTTTGTCAGGCCGCCGTCGGACAGGACTGCCGTTATGACAAAGACAAAGGCAGCACTTACCGCGCTATTCACACTGAGCGGACGCGCGCGGTTACCGAAGAAGCTCTGCGGAGTGGGGCGAGGGGGGCGAACGACAAGCCACGCGAGTTCCACGTTTACTGCGGCGAGTGCGCACACGAGTGGGTTGCCTTCTACATGCCCATCCAGCTGTCCCTGGTATCAAGGTTTAAGGACGTCTGCTGTCCGAAGTGCGCCAGCCCGAAAGTGTTTGTGGGGAATGCGCCGCTAAAGGTGAAGCGATGACCCAGCGCGGCCAGGCACCACGCATCAACCCGTGCTCCACCTGCCCGTGGCTCCGGTCAAACTTTCGGAAACGCCACGCCTCCGGCTGGTACACGCTGCGGAATCTCCGGCGACTCTGGAACGGTCTGCGCTCCGGCAAGGCTCCCGGCATGGTCTGTCACGCGACCGATCCGGAGAGCCAGTTCTACGGCAGCGAGAAGCTGGTAATGCCTGGAACGAAGCTCCTTGAGTGCATCGGTGCGACCCTGCTCATCCAGCGCGAACTGGTCGAGCTTGGAAAGGCCAAGGATTTCCGGGCCTACCGGCGCTCCCGGCCCTTCGGTCTGACTATTCCTGGTGCCGGGATGTGGATGGAGCGCGCCCTGTTCGGGCATGTTCCAGTTGCGGCCCCGACGTCGGACGTTTGTCTGCCCGGTCCGATCACCAAATCCAAAAGCGGGCGAGGACCTAATAATAAGGAGTGTTCTGAAAATGGTAACAGCAGCCGCGAAGAAGGCCGAGACCTGGAAGGTTGAAGTCTGGCCCCTCGAGAAGATCATCCCCTACCCGAACAATCCGCGTGACAACGAGGCCGCTATCGACAAGGTCATGGCGTCGCTCACGAAGTTCGGCTGGCAGCAGCCCATCGTGGTGAACAAAAAGGGGGTTATCCTGGCCGGACACACGCGCCGCGGCGCTGCGCTCCGCCTGGGCATGCATGAAGCTCCGGTGCGAGTGGCCGACAACCTCACGCCGGACGAGGAGCGGGCCTACCGGCTCGCCGACAATCGCACGGGCGAAGAGGCGACATGGGTAAAACCGCTCCTCGCATCCGAATTGAAGCTCCTCCGGGCCGCGAACTTCGATCTGATCCCCACCGGATTTGAAACGGACGAGGTCCTGGCGATCCTCAGCGCCGATTCCCTGGTACCGGAGGCCGACGAGGACGTAGTTCCCCCGGCTCCCGCTGTTCCGGAAACAAAAAAAGGTGACCTGATCACCCTGGGCGACCATAAACTGCTCTGCGGGGACGCAACCAAGGCCCAGGACCTCGACCGGCTCATGGGCGATGCGCGCGCGGACCTGATTTTCACCGATCCTCCGTACAACGTGGCGTACGAGGGTGGCGCTGGCACCATCAAGGGCGACGACCAGAAGGACCAGGCGTTCCGCGGGTTCCTGCTCCGTGCCTTTGAGCAAATGTTCCGCTGTGCGAGAGGGGGCGCGTCGATTTACGTCGCGCACGCGGACACCGAGGGCTTGAATTTCCGGAGAACCTTCCGGGAGGCTGGATTCAAGCTCTCGGGTTGTCTTATCTGGCGCAAGAACTCCCTGGTGATGGGACGTTCCGACTACCAGTGGCAGCACGAGCCGGTGCTGTACGGCTGGAAACCCACCGGCACGCACAAATTCTACGGCGGGCGCAAGCAGACCACGGTGCAGGACCTGGGTCCCGACGCCACAGTCGAGCGCACCGCCGAGGGCGCGTGGAAGATCCTGATCGGCGACCGGCTGTTCATCTTCTCCGGGGCCGAGCTGCAGGTGGCGGAGCTTCCCACCAGCGTCCTCTACTGCCCCAAGCCCTCCGCGAACTCGGAACACCCCACCATGAAGCCGGTTTCCCTGATCACCAGGTTCCTGAATAACAGCAGTGTGCCTGGCCAGCTGGTGCTTGATCCCTTCGGCGGGTCCGGCTCGACGCTAATGGCGGCCGAGAAATCAGGCCGGCAGAGTCGGCTGATCGAGATCGAGGAGAAGTTCTGCGACGTCATCGTTCGTCGTTGGGAAATTTCCACCGGCAGAAAGGCAAAACGCAAATGAACAGCCGATGCGCGGTTGCTCACCAAGCTCCTTGCGCTCGAGGGGAAGAGACGATTCAGCCGAAGTTCTGGGAGCGGCTGTGCGTCGATGGTCGCTGGCTCTCGACAATCGTCACGGTCAACAAGTGACTCGACTTCAATCATGGGCGGCCCGTGTGGCACGCCTCGGTTGCGGTGCTCGACATGCGAAGGCAGAGGACTCTTGCGGTATCGCAGATTTCGGAATCTACCAGGCGAGTGCTGGTCAAAGTGGCAAAGTTGCTTCTCGGTGGAGTCGGGCAACTTCCGTCATCGGTTGAGCAGATGCAATTTGCAGTTCACTATCGACGCGCTCTGACGGAGTCAGAATATTCGCTCCTTCCCTCGGCCTGGTGCTCCATCGCCCCCGTGCATGAGGCTGGACGCGGGTTGGTCCTAGAGGAAAACACATGACGCTCCCCGAGTGGACGAGCATGATCTCCGCGGAACTGACGGCTGCAGGATTCGAGGTCACCACGTACCACGACTTCCCGCTCGTGAGGATGCCTATGGCGCAGGCGGAGCGTGTCAGGCTCCTGGAGTTCCAGCCGACGCTGCGCACTCAGCGGCGCATTTACGCAGAAGGCATGCTGTTTCTGCCTGCAGGGTCCTGGGAGGAATGGCAACAAGCAAAAACAGAACAGCAATGGCGGGACGCATGAGCGCCCCTCACAGGAGAGACCGCATGAAGACAAAGAGTTGTGAGAAGACACGATGCCCGCGCGCTAGACGTAGTGGATTGGGTAGCGGTTAAGAGACTCTCGAAATCAAGGCACTGGGATCTGAGGAAAGTCACACACCGGCGCGCGTTCGCGAGCTACGCGATGCTCGGGGCGATGCTGGTGCTCGTCAGCGCGACGGTCAGAATCACGGACGTAGTCGAAGAAGGTGAGCGCGCCATCAAGCGGTACTGTGCCCGGCATCCTCGTGCGACTCTTTTCGAGATTCGGGAAGAGGGGATGAGGCAAGCAATCCGCAGCATCATGGTGCACATGGTGAAGAAGGCCGCAGCGAAGAAAAAGGCCGCACGGGGGAAGAAAAAGTGACAAAGAAACTCGTCTTGAAGCCGCCCACCGTAAAACCGGTACCGCCCGACCCGAACGCTCCGCCCCCGGTCGATCCGTTCGCCATGTACGACGTCGCAATCGCGAGCGAGAAGGTGCTGAAAGTCAAACGCGCGCTCGAGGCGAATGGGTTCACGGTGAAGGTGGAGACCACCATCAACGTCGACATTTCGATGACGATCACTGAGCCGAAAAAGCAGAAGGCGTAGACGTAGAGTCGCTAGAAAGGCAAAACGCAAATGAGCGAGAACCCCTTATCGCAAGCGCGGCGAGTCGAGTCGTTGCGCGAATTGTCCGCCCGCGTCGGCGTCGCCCACAATATTTTATGGCGTGCTCAGACCGAACGCTGTAACAACTTGCGGTTGGCGAGCGCCTTAAAAATTGCGGCGGCCCTCGGTTGTCGCGTCGAGGAAATTTGGGAACTCGACGCGGTCGGGAACGTGCGCCTCCGAGGGCCGAAAAAAGCAGAAGGCGTAGCTTAGTGTCATGGCGCTACTTGTGAAGGCGGACGGACGAATCGAGATCGTGCTCCCCCTGGGCGGCGAGTTCACGCTCACCGAACTGCAGGACTTCGTCGGCGGCTACATCGAAGTGCTGAAGATCCACGGCAGCGTGGATGGCTACGAGGGCGAGTTCGAGATGATGTTCTGCAACGAAGATGGGAAACGGCTGGGCTTGCCCATCAACCTTACCGCGAGCGCGCTCTATGCGTATGGCTCGCGCGATCCCGTGGTCGGGAATGTTCTGCTGTGCCGAACGGGAGAGGTGTCGTGAAGCATGCCGCAACTCGTCTCCTTCGAGGACCTCGCGCGAGTGATGGATGTGCAGCCCAAGTCAATCGCGGGCCTGGTCGCAAAGGGAATGCCGCACGAGGCGAGGGGCCAGTACGACGTCGGGCGCTGCCTGGCCTGGTACGTTCGATATCTGCATGGGCAGATGCACCGCAGCGGGATCACCGAGGAGGAACGGAACAGCGGCGTCAACCTCCGCGTGGAGCGGCACCGGCTCCTGAAGGCGCAGGCCGACCTCAGCGAACTGGACCTGCTCGAGCGCCGCGGGAGGAGCATCCCGATCTCGGTGTACGAGAAGTTGCTGGTCGGGTGGGTGATCACCATTCGCCAGCGCGTGCTCGCACTCCCGTCGCGTCTTTCGGGCATGCTGGTGGGCCTGGACCGGCGCGGCATCCAGGACGTCATCGAGCGCGAGTGCCGCGACATGCTGATGATCTTGAGCAAGGAGGGAAATGGCGACCGTAACTCTACTGCCGGAGCAACAGACGGCGCTGTGGCAGGCGGACCAAAAAATAAGCGGGTACTTCAAGGCTCCGGCGTTCCTGAAGATAAGCCAGTGGGCCGCTGAGAACCGCATCCTTCCGAAGGGCACCAGCAACCGGCCTGGTCGCTGGGTTTCCGAACCGTACCAGGTGGACATGATGGACGCGATCCTCGATCCCGAGGTCCGCGAAGTGGTCTGCAAAAAGAGCACGCAAATCGGCTGGTCGGACGGTGTTCTGAATAACGTTATCGGGTATTTCATCGACCACGATCCGCGGGCGATGCTGATGGTGCAGCCCGCGGAGGGCGACGCCAAGGGCTACTCGAGGAAACGCATCGCGCCGATGATTGAGGCGTGCCCGGCGCTCCGCTCAAAGGTGCGAGAGAACGTCTCCCGCAAAGGCGGAAACACGCAGCTGCTGAAAGAGTTTGACGGCGGGTTCCTGAAGCTCACCGGCGCGCAGTCCGGGAAGGGTATCCGCGGCGATCCCATCGCGGTGTTGCTCCTGGACGAGTTCGACGCGTATCCCGAGGACGTCGACGGCGAAGGCGACCCGATTGAAATCGCGGTACGCCGCACCGACACTTATCCCGAGGCCAAGATTTTCAAAGGGTCCACGCCTGCGAAGCCCAAGGGCCTCAGCCGCGCCGACCGCGACTACGAGCGCAGCAGCCAGCAGATGTTCCACGTGCCATGCCCGTTCTGCGGGCACATGCAGCCGTTGCTGTGGCGCGATCCGGAGACAGGCGAGTACCTGCTCATCTGGGAAAAGGATGCGGACGGCGAGCCTGTTCTGGATTCCGTTCGTTTCCTCTGCCGCGGCTGTCGCAAGGGCATTGAGGAGCGCTACAAGCGCGGCATGCTGGCCGGTGGGAAGTGGGTTGCGAAGTTCCCCGAGCGGCGCAGCATCGTGGGCTTCTACATCAACGCGCTGTACTCCGCCTGGCGCAACGATGTGTGGGGCGAACTCGCGACCGAGTGGACGGAGGCGCAGGCGAACCCGGAGAAGCTCAAAGCCTTCATCAACCTTCGCCTGGGAGAAACGTGGGAGGAGCAGGGCGAGACGTTCAACGCGAACGCTCTGCTGAAGCGCCAGGAGCCTTATGCCGCGGTGGTGCCCGCGAATTGCGCGGTCCTGGTCGCAGCCATCGACGTGCAGGCGAACCGGCTGGAGTGTTTATTAGTTGGGTTCGGGGCGGGCGAGGAGGCGTGGCTCATCGAGCACCGCATCATCTGGGATGATCCCGGCCTCGAGAGCACGTGGGACCAGGCTGACGACTTTCTGCTCGAGCAGCGCCAGCACCAGAGCGGCGCGCTGCTCACGCCCGCGATCACCTTCGTCGACTCCGGCTCGCAGGCGGATTCCGTCTACGACTTCGTGCTCCCGCGCCAGGGCGCGCGTCGCCGCGTGTTCGCGACCAAAGGCGTCGACTACCTGTCGAAGCCTGGCCTGGTTGCCGAGGCCACGGCCAAGAAACACGGCGTGCGCCTGTTCACCATCGCGACCTATGCGGCGAAGGACCGAGTTTTTTCTCGGCTGAAGATCCCGCAGCCTGGTCCTGGCTATATCCACTTCCACGAGCGCGTCACCGAGGAGTTTTTCGAGCAGCTGGTGGGAGAGAAAAAGATCACCGTCCGCGACAAGCGAACCCGCACCCGCAAGTTGGTGTATGTGAAGACCTACAACCGGAACGAAGCGCTGGACCTCACTGTTTACTGCTATGCGGCGCTGTTCTGCTTACAGAACGTGTGCGATCCGGTCACCTACCGCGACCTGGGATTCCTGGCGCAGGCCATCAACCGCACGAAGCAGGGTCTGACCTCTCTCGCCCCCGACCGCAAGCGCAAATTCCGCAGCCGCGGAGTGCAGTAGAAAAGCTCCGCGCGTGCCCCGCACTTCACAATTGCGTCTGTTCAGCAATTTTTAAAGCGTGCATTCTCGGGGACAATGGTTGCTTACTCAGATCCACTCACCGAGGCGCTGCGTCGCTACGACGCGTTCACCGATGCTGAGGTGAAGATTTTGGGCGGGCAGCAGGCATATTCCATCGGCGGCCGTTCTCTCACTCGCGCAAACCTGAAGGAAATCCGCGACACCATCGAGTATCTGGAGAAGCGCATCCCTGTTCTGAAAGCGCGCGCGGAGCGTGGCGGCATTCGCATTCGTGGAGCGGTACCCCTGCCATGAGCGCGCAGCCCAGCATGAATCTCCGCGAAGTTCCCCGGCTCACCCCTGCTACCGCGCTCGCCGCGATCCGCGAGCAGATCAGACCCAATTTGTACGAACGGTTCCGTTCGTACATCTCGCCACAGTGGGGCGTGCAGCGCATGAAGGACAAGGCGCTGCTCGCGATGGGTGGCTGGGGCGGCCCGTTCATGGGCGGCGGCTGGTCCGGAGGCCAGGGCGGAAGCTACGCCGGAGGCTACACCGGAGCGCGCGCCAACCGCCGACAGACCCAGCAGTGGCGGCCCCGCACCAACAGCGCCGACTCTGACATCATTTTCGATCTTCCCGTCTTGCGCGACCGCTCCCGCGATCTGATCCGAAACGCCCCTCTCGCCACCGGCGCAATCGGCACGGTCTGTCAAAACGTCATCGGGCCCGGCCTGCAGCTGCAAAGCGCGGTTGAGGCAGAGACGCTGAAGATGACCGAGGAAGAGGCATCCGCGTGGATGTCAAAAACAGAACGCTCGTTCCGGCTCTGGGCAGAGTCCACCGAGTGCGACATCACGCGCACCCAGAATTTCTACGGCCTGCAGAATCTCGCGTTCCGTTCAGCGCTCGAAAGCGGCGACGTGATCTGTCTGCTGCTGAGTGTGAAGTCCGACCGCACGCCCTACAAACTCCGCCTGCAGCTGATCGAGGCTGACCGTCTGAGCAACCCGCAGAACAAGGCCAACACCACGAATCTCACGGGCGGCGTGGAGATGGACGACTACGGTGCGCCTCTCGCGTACCACATCATGAGAAAGCACCCCGGTTCGATTGACCGCATGAATCTGCAGGAATGGGACAGGCACGCGGCCTTCGGCGAGAAACAGAAATACCGCAACGTGATCCACCTGTTCGACAAGACCCGGCCTGGGCAAACGCGCGGCATTCCGTACCTCACTCCCGTAATCGAAACGATCAAGCAGCTGGACCGCTACACCGAGGCCGAAGTGATGGCCGCGGTGGTCGCAGCCATGCTGACCGTGTTCATCAAGACGGAAGAGAGCGAGGACGTCGCCCCGATGCTGCCCAACCTCACCGGGCAGAATTCCGGCTCCACATCCTCGAACTCCGGCCTAACGAACGACGAGGTGGGCCTGGCAGCAGGCGCGATCATCGAGCTTGGACCTGGTGAGGACATTACCACCGTGAATCCGAACCGGCCCAACGCCGGTTACGACCTGTTTGTGCAGTCGATCCTCCGCCAGATCGGCATCGCCCTGGGCCTGCCCTTCGAGGTCCTGATCAAACACTTCACCGCGAGTTATTCCGCGAGCCGCGCGGCCCTGCTCGACGCGTGGCGCTTTTTTCGGAACAGACGCACATGGGTTGCGGATAGCTACTGCCAGCCGATCTATGAGGCGTGGATGAACGAGGCTGTCTCCAATGGCCTCATCAAAGCGCCCGGCTATTTTGCAAACTCGACGATGCGCGCCGCCTACCTGCAGTCGCAGTGGCTGGGCGAACAGCCGATGCAGATCGACCCGGTCAAGGAAGTCGAAGCTGCGCAGAAGCGCCTCGAGATCCGGGTGTCGACGCTGGCCCAGGAGACGATGGCGCTGAATGCCGGGCTCTGGACCGACAACCTGAAGCAGCAGACGAAGGAACGCGCCGCCGCGGTGAAGGCTGGCCTCATCACCAGCACCACGCAGGTGGGCCCGCCAGCGCAGCGCGAGACGATCACCACCGCGGAAGAAACGATTCCCGACTCCCAAGGTCAACCAGGACAGAAACCAGTTCCTGCCGGGCAACCAGGCGGCGGAGGTGCTTCTCCGGCTACGCCAGCAAAACCAGCCCCGCAGACACCGGGCCAGGGCGCAGCGAAACCAGCGAACACCCCTCCCGCTGCCCCTGCCCCGGCTCGTAAGGCCGCAGTCGCGAGTGAGGTGACGGATGAAGCAATTGAAAGTCGCGCGCCTGGTGAAGGACAAGCCGCCGAGGGTTCTAAGGGCGATCCCGGCGCGGGTTCCGAAGAAGACGACGACTCCTCGAAAGATGTAGAGGACGAGGAGGCCGACGAAACCAAAGGCGACGGAGAGGACGAGCGCAAACCATGACCATCATCGATGTTCTGAACAGCCCGTGGGCCATCGCTCCTGAAAAGTACGCGGAGATCCGCGACCTCTACGAATTCCACCTGCACGCAGACAAGTCGGATATCGCCGCCAAGATCGCGGCCGCTGAGGCGCAGATTGGCAGGCCGATGGAGAACCAGTACCGGACGCTCGAGGTTGATGGCGGCGTCGGGATTCTCGCCATCAATGGCGTGCTCGCCAAGCGCATGAACCTAATGTCCGCCTTCAGCGGTGGGACGTCGACGCAGTTGCTGCAGCGCGACTTCTCCCAGGCCATGCAGGACCCGCTGATCCACTCGATTCTCCTGGTGATCGATTCACCTGGTGGAGAGGTGGGCGGGACGCAGGAGTTCTGCAATCAGATTTTCGAATCGCGCGGGACAAAGCCCATCGTCGCTGTGTGCGAGGGCATGATGGCCAGCGCCGCGTACTGGATCGGCTCCTCCGCCGACGAGTTGTACATCTCGAGTGGCACCGCGCAGGTGGGCTCCATCGGCGTGGTGGCGGCGCACACCGACATGTCGAAGGCGGAGGCGAACCGCGGCGTGAAGGTCACGGAAATTTCGGCCGGCAAGTACAAACGCATCGCGAGCGAGCACGAACCGCTCTCCCCGGAAGGCCGGGCCGAACTTCAGAACCAGGTCGACCAGATCTACACGGTGTTCGTGGATGACGTCGCGCGCAACCTTGGCGTGAGTCCTGAAAAGGTTCTGTCGGAGATGGCAGAAGGCCGGATTTTCATTGGCCAGAAAGCCGTCGACGTGGGGCTGGTGGACGGCAAGCGAACGACCCAGCAGGCCCTGCAGCAGCTGAAGGACGACCGGCAACAATTGCTGTATCCAAATCGCAGCGCCAGCGCTGCTAATCACGATGGAGGTTCCACTATGAGCACGACCGCAGTAACGCAGCCAGCCGACATCGAGGCCATGCGCAAGCTGGCGTTCGAGGAAGGTTGCAACGCTGAGCGCGCACGCATCCAGGCCGTGGAAGAGCAGGGATCGATCCTGCCGGGCCACGAGGACCTGGTGGCGAAGCTCAAATACGACGGCAAGACCACGGGGCAGGAAGCCGCGGCCCAGATCCTCGCAGCTGAGGGAAAAAGGCTGAAAGGCGTCGCCGCCGATCTGCATACCGACGCTCCGAAGCCAGCTCCCAACTCTCCCGCCGAGACCACCGCGCGCACAACGCAGAAGATCGACTCCACGATGTCTCCGGAGCAGGTCACTGCCGTGGCGAAGAAGAACTGGGAGAACGATCCCAAACTGCACCGCGAGTTCACCAGCGAGGGCGCGTATGTCGCGTTCTGCAAAGCGGAGGCGGCGGGGCGAGTCAAAATTCTCAACAAAAAACCGGCGTAGTCGGCGGTTCAGCACGAGGACCTTGAGGTCCGGCTTCACAAATTCAGAACCAGGAGGAAAGGCACATGTCGCAGGACAGTCCAGTACAGGGCGCGCTGACCGCCGATTGCGTCAGGAACTACGAGCTTGGCAACGTTGTGGAGTATCCCATCGATGCCAACGTCTGCATCTGGCAAGGAGCACCGGTCATCGTCGACGGTGTTACTCCGGGCCTCGCCAACCTGCCGGAGACGGCTGGAGGCGCTGGCACATTCGTCGGTTTCGCCATCAAGCGCCGCGACAACCGCGTGGGCGCGATTCAGTTCGTGGGCGATGCGCCTGGCACCGGCCTTGCCGGGGCGATCCGCGTCCGCTGCAACGACAAGGGCAAAGTGGTGCTGTGGGTAGCCGGTTCGCCGACGAGGATCGGCGCGCTCGTCTATTGCTCGACCAGTAACACTTTCTCGACCCTCAAGGGCGCATCAGGCGCGGCCTACATTGTCGGCCGCATCTGTGAGTTCACCCAGGCCGCTGTCTCCAATTCACTCACCCGTTGCGTGGTGGAGTACAGCGCATTCGACTCTGACCTGGTGGCGGACGACGTGGCTCAGGCCGCTGCCACTCCTTACGCGGTGAGCGGCGCGATTGCACCGCCGACGCAGCCCTACACCGAAGCGCTCATCACCAAGGCGGGGGTTGCTGTCATGACCCTGGCCCTGCCCGTGGCGGGAGTGGACGACGGCAAGCGCCTTCGTATCACGTCCGACACTGCCTTCGCTCACACGGTCACGACTCCGGCGACCGGCTTCAACGGGACGACTCACATCGCCACGTTCGCCGCGGCCATCGGAAACAACGTGCTCCTGGAGGCGCAAGGCGGGACGTGGCTGGTGATCGAGAACACCGGCGTCACGCTGTCCTAGTCGTTTTTCAGAACGCGGCCCTGGGCAACCAGGGCCGCGGCAAGGTTCGCGCAGCACAAAATTTTTGAGACGAGGTGAACACTGTGCCACCAACAATTTCTGATCTAGGGAGCCGCGGGATCATCGGCTCGTTCTACCAAGCGCTTGAACAGGACTTAGGGCAGTCGTGGGTGCCGAGTATTTCTACTCCGTTCGAGTCCAACCAAGAATCCGAGACCTACCGCTGGCTCGGCATGACACCCGCGATGCGCGAGTGGATCGGCGGTCGCCATGCCAAGGGCTTGAATGTCCAAGGCATGACCATCGCTAACAAACTTTTCGAGGCGACGCTGGAGATCCTGGTGGACGACATGCGCCGCGACAAGACCGGGCAGATCATGGCCCGCGTGCAGGAACTGGCGAGCCGCGCAAACTCCCACTGGGCAAAGCTGCTCACCGCTCTGCTCATCGCAGGGCCAACCACCCTCTGCTACGACGGCGCGTACTTCTTCGACACACTGCACGTCAACGACAGCGGGCCTTCCGGAGCGCAGTCCAACAAACTCAGTCCGGACATGGTCGGAGCGATCCCGACCGCGGGTGAGATGGAGACGGCGATCCTCAGCGCGGTGCAGCAGATGTCCGGGTTTGTGGATGACCAGGGCGAACCGATCAACGAAAACGCACGCCAGTTCATGGTGATCGTTGGGCCGCAGCTGTTTGCGCCAGCAGCCGCCGCTCTCAAGAACCCCATCATCATCGATGGCGGCACGTCGCGCACCAACACCATCGTGAACGTAGGCGGCTACGGGTTTGACCTCGCTGTCAACGCCCGCCTGCTCTCGCAGGGCATGTCGTTCTATACGTTCGCGAGCGACTCTCCGATCCGGTCGATGATTCGCCAGGAAGAAGTACCGATCACCGTCGACGCCATCGCCGAAGGGTCGGAGCTCGAGTTCAAGGAGCGGAAGCACCAGTACGGTGTGACCGCGATCCGGAACGTGGGCTACGGATACTGGCAGCGCGCGGTGCTCAGCACATTTGTCTAAGTCCTGCTCGCACGTAGGCTCCCGGCGTTCTGACAGGGGGTGCCGGGAGCATCCACGTTTCAACGCCGATTTTTGGAGGAAGTCATGAAGGCAATTGTCACCGCGCAGGCTCTGATCATCATGCCCGGCATCGTTATGCGCCTCACCGACGAAGACGCCCGCGACCGGAAGCATTGCATGGAACCGCTAGGGGATGGGCTCTACAGGGCCACCCTCGAAAACCATTTCAAAAAGGGGCATGTCGTGGAGTTCGAGGGCGAGATCCCGAAGCAATACACCAGCAGCTGCGAACCCGTCAGCGACGACGGGAGGGTCCTTCCCCCGGCGTCAGACGGCGTCGCAAGACTCGCACATTTCCCCACGCCGGAGACGGCGACAGCTGTCGCAGGGGCTGACTCCAAGGAATCGCAGCCCCGGATTGACCTGGACGGAATGACCAAGGCTCAACTGCTGGAGTGTGCCGAGCAGCACCAGCTCCGCGTCGACAGCAATTGGAACAAGCACCAGCTGGTCACCGCTCTGAAAAAGAAACTTCGGGCTGAAGCGGCGGCGTAGCCGTGGAGGTCTTTTGGAACGACTCGGATATTCCGGGCATGCTCGCCGATTCACCCAACGTGATCACGGCGACGCCAGAGATCGGCCCCGCGGTGACGGGGCCGTGTCTCCGCCTGGAGTCCGACGAGTTGAAGCTGGACAGTCCGAGCAGCGCTCCGCTGGTGATGCGCCTGGTCCGGGTGTACGTCCAGACCACGCTGTTCGGGTTCCTGGACGGCGGTTCCATCTGCAATGTGGACGGCGTGCAGTACGAAGTGTGGAAGCGGTTGATGGAGGGCGACGGCGCTCTCTCTCAGTTGCTGTTACGGGTTTCATAGGAGGCAACATGCGAATGGTCAACCGCGGCATCGCGCCGCAAGCCTTTAACCGGGCGCAACGCGCAGAGCGCGCCACCCAGCAGCATGCCGGGAGCGATGGCATGAAGGACCTGGGCGACGCGTACACCCGAAAAAAGAAAAGCTCGGCCAGCAAGTTGAAGGACGATGACGCCGACGACAAGAAGAAATGAGCCCCGCTCCAGCCAAATCGGTAGGCGAACTTATCACCGAGTACGCTGCGGCAGTTCTGACCGTGGGACTGCCCGGCGTTCTGGTTTGCAACCAGCGCATTCGTCCGTTTGAGCAGTCCGAACTTCCCGCCGTCAACGTGAAGATGGGCAACGAGCGAGTTACCTATCCCACGGCTACGAAGCGTACCTCCCCGATTGCTGACCGGGAGTTGCACCTGATGGTCCGACTGGAGGCGGCTGGAGATCCGCCCCCGACCGATCCTCTCCGCGTACTGGCAATCCAGACCCTGATGGGGGACCGATCCCTGGGCGGGTTGGCCATCGGCATCGATGAAGTAGAGAGCCAGTGGGAGGACGAGGCCGGAAGCGATGCGACCTACGGTGTTCTGCTTATCGATTTTGCGGTTCGCTATCTCACGGCGGCTAACGATCCCACGGTAAGGATGGGTCCGGCTGCTAGTAGCTGAGTTTTTCAAATCTTGCACCACGAAGAGGTTTCACAATGCCAACGCAACCGACTCCAAATCCGCAAAACCTATACCTCGGCGCGGGCGAGGTTTGGTTGGACCGGTTCGACCCGGTCACGTTTCTTCCGACCGGCTCGTACCGTCACCTGGGCGACGTCGACTCGCTCGAACTCAACACCGTTGTGAAGTCCCTCGAAAAGAAATCGAGCATGGATGGCGCGCGCGGCACATACGCCAACGTCATCGTGAGCGCCGACATCGACGTCACGCTGAAGCTCGCCGAGCTTGACCCGGAGAACTTTGCTCTGGCCATGCTGGGCAGCACCGCGCCGTGGACGCAGGCTATCGCGGCCTCGATCTCCGCGGGAGTGATCAACAACGGCAATGCGATTGTTCTGGATCGATGGTACGACCTTGGCTACCTGAATCCGCACGTGACCAGCGTCGGCTCGCTACTTGCGGGCGTCGATTACGTCGTCGACTACCCGACCGGAATGATTAAGTTTCCGTCGACGGGAACAGCGGCTGCCGCGGTGTACACGTGGGTCGGGACCGCTCCAGCAGTGACGGGAGGGAAAGTGTGGTACGGGCTGGGTGCCATCGAGACTTACGGCGCGCTGCGCTATCGCAGCGCCGCCAACCAGATCACGGGAGTGCAGATGCTCCTCGATATCTGGAACATCCAGCTGATGCCCGAGGGAAACCTGCAGTTAATCGCCGAGCAGTTCGGCGAGGCGACGCTGAAGGGGAAGGTCCAGGTGGACACGACGAAGCCCGTGGGACAGCGCTACTACCGGGTCCGGCAGCTGCCGTCCTCCGTGTACGTCCCTGCGTAGTTTTTTCCTGTAGGCCGCGGGCCGGTGTCCCCGGCCCGCAGTTTTGTTCGCAGAGGTGATCTATGTCGATGTATCTCGCTCTCGCTGTTTGCGTGGCAGGGCTGCTGCTGTTCCTGCTGACCGGCCTTCCCACCACTCCACCGCCGAGCCCGATGAACATGAAGTGGAACAAGGCAGGCTTTGCAATGTTCTGGGTTGGGCTGCTGGCGTTCCTGCTGACCTATCCGGTGAAAGCCATCAGCCTGCTCCACTAGGTTGCTAGCAATCTAGATTTCTAGCCCAGGGGCTCTGCACCTTAGCTGCAAGCGAATGAGAGAAACGCCCTTTAAACACGCGCCCTTAACGCCCGCCAGGCGAGCTCGCCGGCGAGCGCGATCGCACCAGGTGCGAAACCGCAAAGCTATAGCAGAGGGAGAACCAAAACGATGGCGGAGATCATCGAACTTGGCGGGAGAAAATTCCGCGCAATCATAAATTCCACGGTGGAGCACGACTTCACCGTCATGCAACTCCTGGCGCAAGCGGGGCTGGACGGGGCAGCGCAGCAAGAGGGCGAGAGCTACGACGACTTCGCCGTGCGCCTCGTGTCGCAGGTGATCAGCTCCGGCCACGCGTCCGATCTCGTCGGCACTTTCATCATTCCCGAGGACATCGCTGACCCAGAGTGGATTCCGCTGACTGGTGTCGCGACCGCGTCCTTCGTCCGCAAGCTCACCGCTCCCGACGACAAGCTGCAGATCCGCCAGCTTGTGGTGACCCTGCTCGCGGGTTTCTGTCAGGCCGGGCTGTTCTCATTCGCCGTTTCGCACGATGCTTCGACGGAAGAAACGGCAACACCCCGGCCAGCAGCGACGTCATCGATAGATTCAGCCCTTGGGGTGATCTCATCCGGACTCTTGCAGGCCCCGATCCCACCCGGTACCTGGCATTGGCTCGCTGCTCACTTGAAGAGGCTCTTTACGCGTTCCTGGACGCGCTCCGAAAAGAGGCGCGTCACGACTTCGAACTAGAACTTGTGTTCTGGGCAATTCTGACAGCGGGCGGCCGCACCAATAAACCGATGCCCGAGCCGCCCGAGATCTTGAAGGACTGAAAAATGCCGACAAAAGACTACCGAGTTCGACTGAGCGCAGAGGGCCAGCAGGAAGTCGTCAACGCGTTCCGCCGCGTGCAGCAAGAAGCTGGCAAATCCAAGCAGAGCGCGGTCGACGCGAGTGCCGGGTTCAACCAGCTGAAGGACGCAGCGCATTCGCTCGCCGCGGAATTCCTGGGCTACGAGACGGCATTCCGCGCTTTCGAAGGCATCAAGGGCGCGGTGGAGGGGTCACTCGACTTTGCTGCGAGCATGGGAAAGCTGCAGGAGAAGACTGGGCTCTCCGCGGTGTCGCTGCAGGTGTGGGCCGCGGCTGCTAAGCGCGTGGATGTGAGCCAGGAGACGGTCAGCAAGGGCCTGGGCCTGTTCGCGAAAGCAATGGGGAACCTGCAGCAGGGCAGCGCTAAAGCCACCACGTCTCTACAGATCCTTCTCGGCTCCGCCAAGGCGTTGAACGGTCTAACCACGGACGAGAAGCTGCACAAGATCGTCGACGGCCTGGCGAAGATGAGCGCGGGTAGTCAGCGCGCGAAGATCACGACCGACCTGTTCGGGAAGGCCGGCCTCGAGTTGCTCCCCGTGATCGACCAGCTGGGCGGGCAGGGCTTCGACAAATTGAAAGACAAGCTGCAGTCGTTCGGTGACCTGCTCAGCGACAACGCCATCAAGGAGGCGAAGGAAGCGGAAGAGACTCTGGGCGATTTAAAGCTCGCGGGCCAGGGCCTGGCCATGCAATTCACCGAAGGCCTGCTCCCTTCCATCACGAGCCTCGCGGGAGCGCTGGTGTCGTTCTCTACCGGTGCTAGGGACGGTGGGAACTCGATCAAAGAGTTGGGAACGAAAATCGGCGAGACCACGAAGAACGAAGTCTTCGGGTTTGTGTATGCCATGACCAAGGCCCGCGAGGTTATGGACGTCATGTTTGCCGACGCGCGCGCAGCGGGAAAGGTGCTCGGCAGCTGGCACCCCTTCCGCGATTTCAAACGCATCAGGGCGGAGGAGAAGGAGGACGTCGCCCAGGCCATCGCGGATTTCAAGCAGGAGCGCAAAGCCCTATTCGATGCGATGAACGCCGGGGACGAGGCCGCAAAGTCGGAGAAGACCGCCGGGGCGATCAAGGCAGCAGAGCACGATGTTGAGGTCCGGAGCGCGGCGCAGATCTCCGCCGCGGAGCGCCTGGCAAGAGCCAAGACCGGCCTCGAGATGGAGCAGGCGCGCGCGATCCTCGAGGTCGACAAGGAAACGAACCGGGCCGCGGCGGAGTTTGAAAAAGAGCGCTGGAACCTGGGCATCGAATCCGTGACGCAGTACTACGCGACTCGCCGCGCCCTCGCGAAGACGCTGGCAGACGAGGAAAAGGCGGCACTCGACAAGCAAATCGCGGCGCAGCAGGCTGCTCTGAAAAACGAATCGGACCCTGCGAAGCGCCTGGAGATCCAGAAGACGATTGTGGAACTGCAGGCGAAGGCCGATGCGCAGCGCATCCAGCGCGAGGGCGCAATCGAAACCATGGTCCTGGAGGAGGCTGCGGAGCGTGTGAAGCTCGCCCAGGGAGTGCTCGCCTTCGAGGACAAGCTCGCTGAGAAACAGGGAAAAGGGCACGCCGCCGAAATCGCTGCTATCGACCGCGAGGCCGAGAAGTATCGCAAGGCGCTTACGGAACTGGGCGGGAACACGTCGGACATCGACAGCAAGGTCGACGAGTTCAAGCGGGTCATGAAAGCCGAGGCCGACTTCAAGCAGGCGGAGAAAGAAGCGGAGGACAGTCTCCGGCACCTCGAAGATGCGCGCAAGCGAATCAACGACCAGGCTGAGAAGGGCGCGATCTCCCAGGCGGAAAAGCGCCGCGAGTTGATCAAGCTCGACAAGGACGAACTGCCCGCGCTGCAGGCACTCTACGCGGAAATGCAAAAGATCGCGACGCAGAGCGGCCTTCCGGAACTGGTGAAGGACACAGAACAGTTCGGCGTCAAGGTCGATGATGCCGACGCCGCGCTCCGCAAGGTGAAGACCTCCAGCAAGGACGTCGGCGCAGCGCTCGAGAAGAGCCTGGGCAAGGACCTAAATAAATTCCTCACCAAGGGGATTTTCGAAGCCAAGAATTTCGGCGACGCCATGAAGGGCCTGGCGATGGACGTCGCCTCCAGCATGGCGCAGATGTTCCAGCAGCTGATGATGAAGATGATCCAGGCGAAGCTGCAGGCAAAGCTGACCTCTGCGGGCGGTGACGACGGGGGCGGCGGGTTTATGGGATTCCTCTCGGGACTGGCGGGATCGGAAAAAGCGGCCGGGGGCGAGATCCACGGGCCCGGCACGGGAACGAGCGACAGCGTTCCGATTTGGGCGTCGACAGGCGAATACGTGGTGCGCGCTGCAGCTGTGAAGCAGCCGGGCATTCGCGAGTTGCTGCAGACCATTAACTCTGGCCTGGTCACTCCGCGCCTCGCGCGATCCCGGAACCCCGGCTTTGCGCAAGGCGGCATCGTCGAGGGCGGCTTCGTTACCGGGGGGCGCGAGTCGAGTCCGCAAGCGCAAATGACCGTTGGCCTCGATTACGGGCTTGTTTTGAAACACATCAGCGCCCATCCCGACTTCGGTCGGGTCCTGGTGAAACATTTGGATTTGAACCGCAAAGCGGCGGGTGCCGCACTCGGCGTAAGGGGTTAGCAATGTCCGTCCAGACTGGAAGCGCCGCCAACGTCGGCGCGTTGCTCGATGCGTTGAACGCGTTCCTTACCCTCGGGCATTCTCTCGATCCCCAATACACGGGGACCGGGAACGGAACCATCGGGGCCCTAATCGGAACAGCCGCGAGCGTCGTCGAAACCATCACGGCAACAGCGACCGACGCGACGCACTTCGCCGTCGTTGGCAGCGTGTCTGGTTCGCTCGGGGTCGCGACCGTGGGCGTCGCGTTTGTTTCGGCGGTCGCGCATTTCACGATCACCGCCGGGGGCGTGGCGTTCATCGCGGGCGACGTGATTTCGTTCGCCATGACGCCGCCCTGGTCGGCTCTCGAATCGGTCGCCAGCACCGAGTACATTTGGTCCGCACCGGGCAACGACGGGACCGGGAACGTCCTCGTCGGCGCGAGTCGATTCTCCGATGTGGGCGGCGATTACGACGACCTCCGGCTCGGCGGGTTCTACGGGTATTCATCCGCGCAGACTTTCACAACCCAACCTGGCGCGATGACCGACACGATTCTGCCCTTGCTGCGCGTGGGCGCGTTGCCTTACTGGTTCATTGCGAACGGTCGCCGGGTCGTCGTCGTCGTCAAAGTTTCGACGAATTACGAACTCGCTTACCTCGGCCTCATCAACGAGTACGCGTCTCCGTCGCAATTCCCTTACCCGCTCGCGGTCGGCGGCTCGATGAATTGGGCCGCCAGTCCGCCGCCCGTGGGCGATGGGCGTTGGCGTTGGTCCTACAACGGAAACGAGCACATCGGGTTTCCGTTCGGTTCGCAAACCCCCGCGAACGATATTCCGGCGCAACTTAAGTTGCGCCGTCCCGATGGAGTTTGGCGCGGGTTCGCGGCCTCGTTTGGAGGCGGGGGCGGCGTGTGGCCCTATGGGCAAGGGGCGCTCGCCGTGCGCGAGAACCTCGACGGTTCCTATTCGCTCATTCCCATTCTGCTTACAGAGGACGCGCCGAACTGTTTCGGCGAGCCCGACGGCGTGGCCTTCGTGACCGGGTACAACCAAGTTTCAGAGAACACGGTCACGATCAACCGCGTCCAGTGGCTCGTCGTGCAAAACATTTTCAGAACGACGGAGCACGACTATTGCGCCGTCAAACTGGCATGAGGTTCTATGGCATTTTTGCAGGGAACGACGACCGACATTATTGACCTGGTGGGGCAACTCGTGACCTGGCTCGCGGGGTTGGGTTGGACCGTGAACATGGTTCCGACCGTGAACGGCAACGCCGGGGGCAAGCGGGCGCACTTATCCAAGGGCGCGGTGTATGTGAATCTGCAAACCGCCATCGGCGACGGTGACTTGGTTCCCGACTATGCGGTCATCGGTTGCAATGGGTTGTTCCTGTATCTATCCGACAGCTACGACGCCGCCCAAAGTTATTTGACGCAACCCGGCGGCCCGCACGATGTGCGGCCCATGCGGGCGATGGTCGCCGTGTCGACGCTTAATTTCCCAACCCCTTACGGGCGCTTTTTTGCATTCTCCGACGCGAGCGACAACGTTGTCGTCGTGCTGGAACGGCGGTCGCTCAATTTCTCGGCCTTCGGTTGGGGTCCGGCGCTCGCGAAGGCGGGAGCATGGAGCGACGGGCGGTATTTTTTCGCCCAGACCTACCGCACGGGAATCCAAACGGACGACGCAACCCCGAACGTCTTCGGCGATTGTCCTTTTAGCGTCAATGGATTGCCGACCGGTTTTGTTCGCGCCGACGTGGATGCGTTCGTTTCGAAATGGCTCGGGTGTGCGCTCTCCGCGCAAAACGTGACCGGAAAGATTTGTTACACCGGATTTGGGGCGGCGGGACCGCCGACCGATGTCCCGGACTGGGCGGTAGGTTACGCCCGGCTCGCGCCGTCGCTGCTCAACTCGCAGGCCGTGCTCGTCCCGGTCGATATTTACGCGGCGAGGGATGCGGGCGGCTCGTCGCTGCTCGGTTCGGTTCCCAACGTCTTTTTAACAAACGCTGTCGGGCATGGGTTCGGCCCGGCGGGGACTTTCTCCATCGGTGCGGACAATTACGTTCTTTTCCCTGGATACGGATACGGGTACGCAATTAAGAAAGTATGAACACGGACGGCAATCTCGAAACGTTCTCGCGGATGAGCGCGAGCGACACGGCGCACGGGTTCACGCCCGCGGCCGGCTCCGCGCTCGCGAGGCTTCGGAACGCTCGATCCGGCTCCGGAGCGGTAGGGAGTCCTGCGGCACCAGCTCGGCGCAACTCGGCGGGATGGGTCGAGGAACAGATCGGCGGGCGCATCTTCGAGCGCATTCTCATTACCCCGAGCGTCGCGAACTTGGGCAGCGTCTTTACGCAACAGGAAGTCGAAGTCGATATTCGGAACACGTTCCGGGCTGTCGCGCGGGTTATGTCCGGCATCACGGTATCGGGACCAGGGTCGGCGGTCGTTCCGGCTTTCGTGTTCCCGGTCGGCATCCCGGCGATGTCGGTCGTCGCCGCGATTCTCACGTTCCCTGGTGCGGGCGACCCCGTCATCGACGAGTCGTTTGATTTCGTGTTTTCCGGCTTCGATGGGACGACGCTCGTCGCCCTCGGGCAACGGCTCGCGGTTTTCTCCATCGAGGCGGATTGGGACGCGGGAATCTCAGAGACGCCCCAAGTCTGGTTAACGGATGTGCTGAAGGGCCTCACGGACGCCGAACAGCGCGTCCAATTGCGGACCCTCCCAAGATCCCGCGTAAAGTTCAAAGTCTTGCCCACGGGCCGGGAAACGGCATTCCTTGAGGGCTTGCTGCTGGCATGGCAACAGTACCTTTTCGGGGTTCCGTTTTGGCCCGACAAGCAACCCTTGTTGCTCCCTGTCGAGCCGGGCGACGCCGCGATTTCCTTCGATTGGAGCGAGCGCGAGTTTGCACCAGGCGGATACGCGGTCCTATGGCGGGACGCGCTCACGGTCGAAGTTGTGACCCTCGCGGCGCTCGTCGTCGGGGGCGCGTCGCTTTCCGGCTTGCTGCAAAACGCCTGGGCCGCCGACGGGCGGACGTGGGTCGTCCCGATCCGGCGCGGGCGGCTCGCCGACAAAGTGGACCTGCTGCGCAAGAACCAAGAAACCGTCGAGGCCGAGGTCGTGTTCGAGGTTGAGGTCGTATGACGACGTATCGAAGCGCGACCGTGTGGGACGCGGAGCCAAACGCCATCGCGGATCCGAAAGATTCGTTCCGGCGGTCGCTGCAAAAACTCGACCCCGGTCCGGGGAAAGAAACCGTCATTGACCGGAGCGGTGTGACCACCCTCGAGATGGATGCGCTTGCGTACCTGTTCGAACAGCGGTCCGAGGTCCTCGCGTTCCGGGCGTTCCTGGCCTCGTGCAAAGGGCGGCTCGTTGGTTTTTGGTTGCCGACCTGGCAAGCCGATTTCCGCTTGTACGCTCCGGCCGCGGCGGGCGCGTCCGTCCTTGAAATCAAAGCGTGCGGGTATTCGCGCTTTTCATTCTGGAACCTCGCCCGGCGCGACATCGCGATCATGATGCTGGACGGCTCCGCGAAATATTTCCATCGCATCGTCGACGCCACATGGGACGGTGGGCCCTTCGAATCGCTCACGCTGGAAACTCCGCTTGACGGGAACGTCGTCGACGCGTCGGTCCTGATTTCCTTTTTAACCTTCGCCCGGCTCGCGACAGATGACGCGGGTGAGTGCGTTTGGCAGACGACCGAGGTCGCGAGCGGGGTTCTGTCGTTCGTGAGTCTACCGAGGGAGGTCCCGGCATGACATACGCGTTGCGGGAAACCAGCGGCAACGCCGGGCAGCCTGTCGAGCTATACGCGTTTCAAACCGAGGATGCAGGTTGGTTCTACACCTCGGGCGACCAGGCCGTCGTGCACCTGGGGGAAACGTTCGCGATTGAAACCATGCAACGGACCGCCGTCCAGCAATCCGGCGAGGCGAAGGCCGGACAAATCAAAATCACGCTTCCTCTCACGAACCCGGTCGCGCAATTGTTCAAAAGCTACATCCCCGACACTCCGATGTCGGTTGTCATCTACCGAACGCACGGCGCGGACGGCGAGTTCGCAGTCATCTTCACGGGCCGGGTCCTGGTGGCGAACTTCGGGGACTTCGCGGAACTCACGGCGATGCCGGAAAGCGACGTGCTGAAGTACCTTGTCCCCTCACAACAGTTCCAAACGCAATGCAACCATTTCCTGTTTGATGCGGGTTGCAAGGTCGCGAAAGAATTGTTCGCCGTGCCGGGGAGCGCGACCGCCATTGCCGGGAACCTGATCACGGTCCCCGCGTGCGCCGCGAAGCCTGACGGGTGGTTCAACGCTGGATACGTCGAATTCGGATTACAGCGCCGAATGATTCTCTTGCAAATCGGGGGAGTCTTGACGCTCATGGCCCCGGTTCCGGGCCTTGCCGTCGGCTCGGAGTTGACGGCGTACGCGGGATGCATGAGGGATTTCGGAACATGCGTTTCGAAATTCAACAACCCGGCAAACTTCGCCGGGTTCCAATGGATTCCCGACAAAAATCCTTTTGCAACGCCGTTTACATAGGGGCGGCGTGGGCGGGTGAGTCTTCCTCTGGATACTGGTACAACTCGCGGCTTACATAGCTTCGACCGTCCTCACGATGTACCTCGCCTCAAAGGCGAAGAGTCTCGCGTCGGGACTCGGCGATTTCACGCTCCCCACTGCAGAGGAAGGAAGGATCATTCCCGTTGTTTTTGGGACGGTAAAACTTGCGGCCCCGAACGTCGTTTGGTACGGCGACCTCCGCGTGACCCCGCTCAAGCATGGCGGTTGGTTGACGGTCGGGTTTAAGACGACCGTCGGGTACAGGTATTACATCGGCATGGATTTAATGCTTTGCCATGGCCCGGTCGATTCGCTCGCCGAACTCGGGTCGATTTCCGGAATGGTCGGGAAGTGCGCAGGGGACGGATACATCTCCGAATGCACGGCGACGCCAGGCCCCGACCCTTTTACGGTCGTCCTCATCGCGACTGACGCGACGCACTTCAACGTAACAACGCAGCGTCCCGCCGATGCGCTCCCCGTTTCTGGCGGGGTCGCCGTCGTCGGCACGCCTTACTCGTCCGCGTATGTAACGACGCTGCTCATCGTCGCGGGACCGACGACGCCCTTTGCTCCGGGCGATCAGTTCTCGTTTACAGTCTCGACGCCCTCCGCGATTTTTGCGCAGGACAAGGCGGTCAACTACGACCATCCGACGTCAGTGGGAGACGATATTTGGGAAGTCTATTTGGACGCGTTGAACCTGTTCGGCGGCGACAAAGGCGGCGGCGGGATGGCGGGCCTGGTGATGGTTTACCTCGGAACCGAGACGCAACCCGCTTGCCCGTACCTCTTGGGGAAGTTGCCGGGCGCGTCCGTCGTCCCGTCCTATGCCGGATACTGTCACGCGGTTTGCACGCAAATCTATATCGGCACGTCGAACCAAGTCCCGCCGCTCGCGTTCGTCGTCAAGCGTTGCCCGGACCCGCTCGCGCAAGGGAACGGCGACATCGGCGGCGATGCGAACCCGGCCTGGATCATTTACGACATGATGACTAGCGTTCGCTATGGCCTCGGCATCCCCTCGGCTCGCTTCGATTCCGCCGCATTCATCGCGGCGGCGGCAACTCTGGCGCTCGAAGGCTTGGGAATGTCGTTGCAAATCGACACGATAGGGAGCGCGGATTCGTTTCTTTCGGACGTGCTCCGGCACATCTCGGGTGTTCTCTATACCGACCCCGCGACGGGCCTTTGGACGCTGAAACTTATCCGCGACGATTACGACCCGACGACGCTCGTCGAAATCGGCGACGACGATTGTCTCGAACCGCCGGAGTTCTCGCGCATCACATGGGACGAGACTCTGAACGAAATCAAAGTTAAATTTTGCGACCGCTCTCTCAATTTCACGCCCCGGTCAGCTCAAGCGCAGGAAACGGCAAACTATGCGGTTCGCGGGCAACTCGCGAGCGACACGCAAGATTTTCTCGGGTTGTCGAATCAGAACATCGCGCAAATCATCGCGGCGCGGGAACTCAAGGCGCACTCGTACCCGTTCGGGCGGGTCCGTCTGAAAACCACGCGCAAGGCTTGGAACTTCCGAACCGGCGGCGTGTTCGGGTTTTCGAATGCGGCGCTCGGGTTCTCTCTCGTTCCCTACCGGATTGCTGGCATCAACTACGGCGAACTGACCAAAGGCGAAATCGAAATTACCGCCATCGAGGACGCGTTCGGAATGGCGTCCCCGGCGTACACGCCGCCATTCTCCGGCGGGGGATGGAGCAACCCGACTCCGACGGGCCCGCCGCCCGCGCCCCTGGCCGAGGCGTTAATGGAAGTGCCTTATGCGCTGCTCGGCTCGCCGCAGCGTTTTGTCGCCATGCTCGCGGCCCGAGGCGACGGCCTCTCGCTCGATTGCGACATCGATTCCTCGACAGGCGGCCCCCTCGCGCTCACGAATGAGGACGAGGCGTTCGTCCCGCTCGGTTACCTCCGCGACGCCTATCACGCGAAGGCCGGGCCGGAAGATTCGACCGGGTTCGTCCTGGCGTCCGGCGTGGACCTCGACGCCATCGCTTCGAATCTTTTCCTCATTGACGACGAGGTTATGCGTTTTACGGCGATGACGGAGAACCTCGACGGCTCGTATTCGGTCGTGGGCATCGCTCGCGGATTGTTCGACACGCTTCCCGGCGACCATGCGCCTGGCGCGTTGGTTTGGTTCTTCGGCGACGGCGCGGCGTACGTCCAACCCGCGACGTACCCGGCGGACGTGACCGTCACGGCGAAGGCGCTCCCCTCGAATTCGTACGGAACGACCGATCCGTCGCAAGTCGCGAGCGTGAGTCTGACGACTGTAAGCCGGGCGCAATTGCCTTACCCGCCGGGCGACGTGCTCGTTAATGGGGTTTGGTATCCGGTTTCGATTCTCGGCGACGCTGATTTTTCTTGGCTCGACCGTCATCGCGTGAACCAGGGGCAAAGCATCATCCGCCAGGACGACCCCAGTTTCCCCGGCGGCATCGAGGGCAACTACACGCTTACGGTCACAATCGGCGGCGTTCTCATCGTGAACCTCGCCGCGCAAGTGGGCAACGCATACGCGTTCACGCTCGCGGCCAGGCTCGCGGCGACCCAGACGGGTCCGGTCGTGTTCACAATCAAGCCCGTTAATGGGGCGCTCGTTGGTAGAACCCGAACGCTGTCGTTTTGGATGAGCGGCTTCGGGATGTGTTTCGGAATGGAATTCGGAGGTTTCCAAGGATGATCAGCAACGGCCCAAATCTCGGGTTACTCATCAATGCGGCGACAGGCGACCAACATGATGTAGCGTTCCGAAAATTGCTTCGCGCCGTCGATGCCCTCGTTCTGCTCATGGTGAAAAGCCGGACGCTGACAGCGCCGCCCGGCTCGCCCGCGAACGGCGACCGCTATATCGTCGGACCCTCGCCGACAGGCGCTTGGAGCGGGCACGCGAACGCGGTCGCGGTTTGGACGACCGACGACCCGGCGACGCCGCTCGGTTATTGGGAATTTCACACGCCCGCCGAAGGTTGGCTCGCATGGTCCCAAGCCGACGCGGGCGCGTACGCGTTCACGTCCGGCGCGTGGGCGATTCTCATAAACCCCGCGTCGCTCGTGACGAGTGTCGCCGGGCGCTCCGGCGCGGTCACGCTCGCCGAGGCCGATGTCGCGAGCCTCACGACCGACCTGGCAGCGACGGAGAAAACCGCCAACAAGGGCGCGGCAAGCGGTTACGCATCGCTGGATGGAACCGGACACGTTCCGCTCGCGCAAATTCCGCCGGGCATCGCGGGCGCTTTGCAGTATCAGGGAACATGGAACGCGACGACAAACTCGCCCGCGCTCGCGAACGGCGTCGGGACCCAAGGATTTTTCTATAAGGTCGCGACCGCCGGGGCGACCGTCATCGACGGAAACGGCCCTTGGAACGTCGGCGATTTGATTTTGTTCGACGGTACAGTGTGGGACAAAATCGACAATTACGAAGCGGTGACAAGCGTCGCGGGCCGGACGGGCGCAATCGTTCTAACCGAAGCGGACATCGCGAGCCTCACGTCGGACCTCGGAACCCTAACGTCGTCGCTGTCGGCGGAAGCAACAGCGCGGAGCACGGGCGACGCTTCGACCCTCGCGACCGCTTCCGCGTTGGTCACAGCGGAAGCAACAGCACGAGCAACCGCCGACGCGTTGCTCGCCCCGAAGGCGTCCCCGGCATTGACCGGAACGCCGACTGCGCCAACGCCCGCCGCCCTCGACAACTCGACGAAAATCGGAACGACCGCTTACACGGACGCGGCGGTCACGGCGCAAGCGGCGGCTACAACGACAGCAATCGCGGTTGAGACGACGCGAGCGACGACGGCGGAAGCCTTGCTCGCCCCGAAAGCCTCGCCCGCGCTCACCGGGACGCCGACCGCGCCGACCCCGGCGGCCCTCGACAATTCGACCAAGCTCGCGACGACGGCTTACGACGACGCGGCGGTCGCTGTCGAGAAAGCCCGCGCAATCGCGGCGGAAGCGTTGCTCTCGCCCCTTGCGAACCCGATAAACACGGGTTCGGAAAAGCTGCAAAACCCAACGCTCGCGACTTCAACCGTTGCACAATCAAGCCCGATCAGTAGCCTAAGCGGGCAATTCTGGAACGGCTCCGCGTCGGCGGAAGATTTGTGGACGTTCCAAAGCATCCTCACGAACGGGACCAACGGCCCGAGCACGCTTACCATTGGGCACTCGGGAAGCACGGGCGCGGCAAAGGTAAGTGCGCCGAATCTTATCGTTGGAAATGGTTCGGCGGGAGCGCCTTCGCTGTCGTTCATTGCAGATGCTACGACGGGGTTCTCCTACATAGCAGGAAGCATAAGTGTCGTGTGGAGTGTGGCGGGAGTTGCTCAACTCTGGATTGGCTCGACAACGAACTACGGACTAACCGCACGTAGTGACAGAGTGCTCGGATGGTCTGGTTCTACGACGGTAGCGACTGCCGCCGACACGGGTCTTTCCCGCCTCGGCGCGGCATCCCTTGCCATCGGCAACGGAACGGCGGGCGACTTTACCGGCAGTCTGAAACTCGGCGCGTTGTCGATGACGAACGGGACGGTCGCAACCGTGAGTTCGACGAACGCCTCGCCCCTGCTTACCCTTTCTGCAAACTATTGGGCGACGGGCGCGGTTTCAGCGGCGGACACTTGGACGTTGCAAACTTCCTTGGCGGCGGGCTTGAACGGTATTAGCACGTTGACCATTGCACACGCGGGGAGCACAGGTGTTGCTTCGGTCGCTCTAGGGGTTCCCAGTTCTCAGAAGGGGATACTGACTCTTTGTCAATCTACCGCAAGTACTATTGCCGCATTGTCCTTAGCGTCGAACGTGCTGACAATCGCTAGTCCGTCGGACACTACACTAACAGTCGGTACGAATAGGTTCACCAATTTCAGCGGGGCCGCTCTTGGAATTCGCATCACTCCCGATTTCAACTTGATTGCATTCGGCAGTTCAGTTGACACCGGTATCTCGCGCACCGCTGCGGGTGTGCTCGCCATCGGAAATGGAACGGCGGCGGACGCGAGCGGAACTCTGAAATGTGCGGCGCTCATTGCTGCCACTAATACGGAGAGTGTGATTCAATCGGCGGGCGGTACAGGTGGCGCGACCATCGGATTTGCAAGCAACTCCGTTTTGGATTTTGCGTTCGGCGGGTCGGCGATTCTCCGCAGCAACCTAAACTCCCGCGTTACATATCTGACGACGGATTATATTGTCGGTTGGGGCAGTCCGGGCGCGAACACTCTTGATGTCGCGTTTACCCGCCTCGCCGCGAATTCCCTCGCCATCGGCAACGGAACCGCCGCGAACGCTTCGGGGAAATTGACCCTCGCAAATTTGAAAGTTACAGGCCTCGCCGTGTACGCCAACAACGCGGCGGCGATTGCGGGCGGCTTGTCGGCGGGCGATTTGTACCGGACCGGAGCCGACCCCGACCCGGTTTGCGTAGTTCACTGAGGAAGGATTTTCCGAATGATAAAGCTAAACGCGGATTACATCACGACGGTTAAAACGATGCTCGGCCTTTCGGTTGCCGACAT